AAAATGTTCCACGCCTTTTCATTTTGCTTAGGCAAAACATATAATACATTGAAATATAGTGAAATACAAAATTTGCTTAGGCAAAACCTTTCGTTTGCCGTTTTGCTTAGGCAAAAGTTTGTAACGCGCTGATATATAAGGGCAATTTTTCAAAGTTGCCTTTTTAATTTTGCTTAGGCAAAATGTTCCACGGAGAAAACGCCCTAAAAATAGGCTCTCAAACACACTTTTTTAAGGTCGTTTTGCTTAGGCAAAATTTTACAACACAATTAAAATCAATGCTTTAATGATTTTATTTTGCTTAGGCAAAATGTTCCACGCCTTTTCATTTTGCTTAGGCAAAACATATAATACATTGAAATATAGTGAAATACAAAATTTGCTTAGGCAAAACCTTTCGTTTGCCGTTTTGCTTAGGCAAAAGTTTGTAACGCATTGAATATCAAGCGCAATTTTTAAAATTTTGGATAAAATTTTGCTTAGGCAAAAAATCTCCCTCGCGCCTGCGCGCATTATGCGCCTGCGCGCGTAAAAATATACTCTATATAGAGAGTATAAGTAAAGTGTTAGTATATGAAATAGGGGGTGTGGGGGAAAGAACAAAACAGGGCAACACTCCGAAAGTGCTGCCCTGTTCTTATTCATCGAACATCTTGCCGGTGCCGGTCAAGAGCCATTTGGCATTAACGCCATAGTCGATTATCATAGGCTGGAGCCACGACACTTGAAACCAACCTCTATCCAAGTCTTTGCGATTTGCGATAAGATTCCGGCGGTCTATCTCGTATAGCCGGCAATAGGTGTTTACACCCCTAATTCTTTTCATCGCCACAATCGCGTCCAGAGCGCAATAAAAACGCTCCATGATTTGCTTGCTAATTGCAGTATTCATTCTTGTGAAATAAAAATAACACGCTCCATATCGTCATCAAATACCCAAAGTTCCTTAACTGTATCTGTACGCTCTGCATTTGTTGTGAAGATATGCTCTACAACTTTAACCGGTCCGCGATAGTTTGGCTCATAGGTGGCGATTTGATGTTTAGGCATCCACATAGTGCTGTCAATTAAATCTGGCACTGGCTCGCTTATTGAAATTTGATTGTAGCACTCCCAAAGATTATCCACATTTTGAGTAATGGTTTTCTCGTATGGCTTTTGGCAAGCTGAAATTACAACCATCATTGCCAAGATTAAAAATAGCTTTCTCATATCTACTCGTTCAAAGCGCGGATTAGTTCTACATCTGCTTTGAGCTGGTAAAGCTCATCGAGGGGCTGGTTGGTTATCTTTGCAGTCGTTATCGCCTTTTCAAGCTCGGTAAGCACTCTAAGGCTCTCATCGGGATTTACCCGGTTTACACTGGTGAGGCTTTCCTTGTAAAGCTCCAACACCATACGGTAGTATTTATTCATGCCATATCAATATTTAGTTTTTGTTCGATTATAGACAATAGGCGGTTCATCTGTTGTTGCGCCACATCAACTTGTGCTTGTGCGCGGTCTACTTGGTCTTGCGCTCTACGGGTTAACTCGTGAGCCTCTTTTGTGAGGTCTGCTTGAGCAGTCATGGCAGCAATGATTTTGTCTATCTCCGCTCCAAAGGAGCATGGTGGATTATTAGTAAAATCGTGACCGGCAAACTGAGGGTTGGGTCCCGTTATTGGCCCGTGGAAATGCTGGCCGCCACCGTGATTGTCTTGTGAGCCTATGAGCATAGCTCCCTCGCCTGTTTCAAGCCACTCACTATTGATTTGTGCGCTAAGTTTACTTAACTTGTTTATAAAATCCGGGCTTGTGGCTCTGCCATTAACGAGCTGTGATAGGTAGCTTTTGTTTGAGATACCCAATTTTTCACCCAAATCTTGTTGTGATGAAATTATGCCTTGACTTATTAGCCAGTGGACTATTGTCTTAATTCGCGTATTTTCAGTCATTTAGCGTTTTAATGGAAAAATTCTTATAAAATAGTTTACTAAACATTTGGCGATTCGGATAAACTTGTTTATCTTTGCACCATAATAAGTTTTGTAGTGGCGCAAAGATACAAAAATTTGTGCTTACTGAACACATAACACTATAAGTTTTATAATGGAGAACAATAAAAAAACTAAGTTTCGACAATTCTATGACGCACTGCCACCAAAGGCCGATATAGCCCCTAAAACGGCATTCGTCAAGAAAATCGCGGCTATGTGCAAAGTGCATGAGGTAACGGTGCGCTGCTGGATAGCCGGCACCCAAAAGCCGGACGCACTTAAAACCTCTATTATAGCCAAAGAGTTAGGTATTCCCGAACAAGAATTATTCACCTAAAAACGCAACACCGATGACAGGAATACAAATCTTTAACACCGTTTGGCTTTTCATTTGGCTCTTATGTCTTGTGGGGGCAATCTGGGGAGTTTGCGCCGGCAATCCGGCACATTGGCTATCCGTGGTCGCTTCTCTCTACTTTTCTGGTTTGCTCTTTCTTGATAATGAGGACGGAGAAAGCCTCAAGGATTTACTAATTCGCAAATTGAAAGCGCATAGAAAATAGGCTATGACAATCACTATGGAATTGTACGAACTCAAAACGCTGTGCGCGAATATGGCGGCTCTGGGTGTTGCTACTTACCAAAAGGAAGCGGCTCCGGCAACTGACCTCATTTCCCAACGGGAAGCGTATCGCCAATTCCAAGAGGTGAGGGTTAAACGCTGGGTCGAAAATGGATTGATAACACCCCAACGCAACGGGGCTGCACAAAATTCCAAACGCTACTATTCACGCGCAGAGCTTATGGCTCTTAATCAAGCCGAAAGGTTAAACACAATAATTCACAAATAAGCATGAAAAAGATTTTTCTAAAATCCCTTACACTGGTAAACTTTAAGGGTGTGCGCGAGTTTCATGCCGATTTCTCCAATGCGGTAACGCTGGTATCTGGCGAAAATGGCACGGGCAAAACCACGCTCTATGATGGTTATCTGTGGCTGCTATTCGGAAAGGATAGCGCAGGGCGTAGCGATTTCAACATTAAGACGCTCGATGAGAACGGCAAGCCTATCTATCGTCTGGAACACTCGGTAACAGGTGTGTTTGTAATAGACGGCCGAGAGGTAAAACTGCAACGCTGCCTTGTTGAGAAATGGAACAAGGTTAACGGCTCCACCGAGGAAACGATGAAAGATGAAACCCAATTTTTCATCAATGATGTACGTTGCGGCACCAAAAAGGAATATCAAGCCGAAATATCCGAGATTATACCCGAAGATGTGTTTAGGCTTATAACCAATCCCTATCTTTTCCCCCGTCTTTCAGCCGAGGACCAGAAAGATATGTTGCTTGAAATCGTAGGCAACATAGATGATAATGAGGTGGCCGCGCTCACCCCGGAATTTATGGCATTGCTCGACCATATCAACGGCACTTCACTTGCAAAATACGCTACCGAGGTAGCCGCCAAGAAAAAAGGGTGTAATGACGCGCTAACTACCATTCCGGCGGCAATCGAAACAGCCCAAAAGTTTTTGAACGACATAGAAGACTGGGCCGCGCTTGAAAGTGAGCTTACAACCAAGAAAGCGAGCCTCGCCAACATTGACGCTCAACTCGCCGATGTGAACAATGCGGCTATGGCTGCAAATCAGCGCAAGACCGAGATTGTGCGTATGTGCGGTGAAAAGCGAATTGCGTTAGGTAATCGTGAAAATGAAATCCGAGTGCAAGCCAGCTCTGACCGAAACAAGGCTATGGCAGATGTTCAAGCTATGGAGAGTGAGCTTGCGACCATACAGCGCAATATCGAATCCAAGCGTAACGAACTGACGGCATTAAAAGCCACTATCGCCAAGACCGACACCGAGATTGTAGAACTCCGTGCGCAATTTAAGGCCGTGGCTCTTGAAACCTACAAAGAGCCGGCACATGACAATCTCGTATGCCCTACTTGCGGAGAACCGCTTAGGGGCGAAAACCTCAAAAAGCAGCTTGAAACACTCCGTGGTAACTTTGAGCAGCACAAAGCCAAACGCCAAAAGGAAATCCAAGCCCGCGGCATACCTATGGGGCAAGCCTTAGAAGCCGCCAAAGCCAATGAAACACGCCTTACGGGGCAAATCTCGACCTTAGAGGATAGGGCGTTGGAACTCAAAGGTAAAATCGAATACGCCAAAGCTCATATTCCTGCCGCGCTCAACGCCGAGGAAATAATCAGCAAGGACGCACAATGTATTGCTCTTACCAACGAAATCCAAGAGCTTAACAACCAACTCAACGCCGATGTAAAGCCGGCCGACACAAGCGAACTGCAAGAGGCAAAGGCTATGCTTGCCGATAGTATCGCAGAACTCAATCAGCGACTGGGTAAGCGAGCCGCCGTTGACCGCGCCCAAAAGGAACTCGCCGAGTTAGAGGAAAAGCGCATAGCCAATAACCAAGCCATTGCCGATTTGGAGCGTTGGGAGGACACCTATACCCGTTTCCTCAAAGCCAAAGATGAATTGCTCTATCAGCGTATCAACGGCCTTTTCAGCTATGTTTCTTTCTCTTTCATCAAAGAGCAAAAGAACGGTGGCGAGAAAATCACTTGTGTATGCACCGTGGACGGCACCCCCTATCCCGATGTTAACGCCGCCGGAAAGCTCAACGCAGGTCTTGACATCATCAACGCCCTATGTAAAGCCAAAGGCTACTCCGCGCCAATATTCATTGACAACCGCGAGAGCGTTAACGAGGCTATCCCCACAATCTCGCAGGTTATCAATCTCCGCGTGAGCTACGACAAAGCATTAACAATCCAATAAGTTACTACAATGACGCAACAGACACAAAGGACTGCACCGGCCGTTGCTCCACAGCCGACAGCAACACAAGTCCAGAAAACGCCGGTCAATATGCTTAATGACTTACTCAACAATAGAGCAATGCGCAAGCAGTTTGACAATGCCCTCGGAGCGGGCGCACCGACATTCATAGCAGGCATATTGGAGCTTTTCAGCAGCGATAGCAAGCTCCAGCTTTGTGACCCTACCCTCGTAGTAAAAGAGGCTCTCAAAGCGGCCGTATTGCGCTTGCCTATCAACAAATCGCTCGGACAGGCTTTTATTATAGCCTACAACAACACCGTGAAAGATGAACACGGAAACAAGCGCAAGCAGTATGAGCCTACTTTCCAGATAGGCTATAAAGGCTTGTATCAGCTTGCAATGCGCACCGGCCAATATCGTATCATCAACGCCGATGTGGTGTATGAGGGCGAACTCCAAAAGAAATCAAAGCTCACCGGCGAAATCGACTTAGAGGGTGATAAAAAGAGCGATACCGTTATTGGCTACTTTGCCTATATCGAATTGCTCAACGGCTATCACAAGGCTCTCTACATGAGCGTAGAGGACGTTGCGAAACACGCAAAACGCTACTCAAAGGCTCTTATGTATTCCAAAGATGTTACCGTGGAATCCCTTATGGAGCTTGCAAAGCTCCCCGTGGTAGCAGATAGTGGCTCTCTGGGCTGGCTTGGCAACTTTCATGGCATGGCTATTAAGACAGCACTAAGAAATCTACTTAGTAAATATGGCTACCTCTCGGTTGAACTCCAAAAGGCTTTGGCGAGTGATGACATCACCGATAATGCTAAATTGGCATTATCGGCCGCTCAATCCATGCCGGCTATTGCTTCCACGACCGCGCCGCAGGCTATTGACGTTACCACGGTGGATTATGAGGACGTAGGCATGACTCCAGCCGATGAGTCAGAATTACCCACGGACAATATTGAATGTGGCTTTTAATTCGCTCGACTAATGAAATTGAAAGTATTAGGTAGCTCGTCCGCTGGAAATTGCTATGTTCTTGACAATGGCAATGAGGCTTTGATACTTGAGGCTGGTGTGGCTTTTGCGAAAGTCAAAAAGGCTTTGGGCTTTAATCTCCGCAAGGTGGCGGGCTGCCTAATTACACATCAGCATAACGACCACGCCAAGTACATACGCAATGTGGTGGAGTGTGGTATAACAACACTGGCACTCCCGGAGGTATGGACTGCAAAGCAAATCGAAAGTTCACGGGCCGTTGCTGTCCAGCCATACAAAGGCTACAAGCTGGGGCGTTTTAAGGTGCTACCTTTCCCTGCCTGCCACGATGTGCCCTGTGTGGGTTATCACATTATCCACCCCGATTGCGGACGTATGTTATTCTTGACCGATAGCTGCGATTGTTTGCAAATATTCCCACAACTCAATCATTTGCTTATAGAGTGCAACTATTCCACGTTCAACTTGCTTGAGGCGGTGAATAAGGGTTACACACTCAAAAGCCAGATTGAGCGACTACCAAACTCTCACATGGAGCTTGACACTTGCAAGCGAGTTATCCGTGAACATGACCTTACCGATGTACAAGAGATTGTATTGCTCCACCTCTCTGCTCACAATAGCGACCGTGAGCATTTCATAAGCGAGATAGAGCGACATACGGGTAAGGTTGTGTATGCCGCAAGTCCGGGTTTAACCATTGACATTACCAAGTATTGACATGGCAAAGGTGATGGTTGAAAAGATTAACGGGCTATTCAATCTCCGGCCCCTGTATGAGTGGTTTGCGCAGGTATGCGATGGGCTTTATCTCATTGAGGTAAAGAAAATCCGCAAGCCGCGCACCAACGACCAAAACGGTTGGCTCTGGGGCTGTATTTACCCAATGCTCTTAGACGGGCTTTTAGAGGCTGGTTGGGAGTTTACAACGGTGGAGCAAGTGCATGAGTTTTTCAAGGCTCTCATTGCGAAAGATAGCGTTGTAAACCGACACACGGGCGAAATCGTGGAATTTCCAAGCTCGACAGCCACAATGAATACCGTGCAATTCTCGACATATTGCGAAAAACTAAGAGAGTATGGGCGTGAATTTCTCGGAATCGAAATACCGGACCCGGATAAATATTGGCGCACGAATGATACAAGTAGCTGACAACGTAATCTCGGAGTTGGTAAGACACATTCCGATGATATTAGACCTCTTGCCGCCTAACCCTACCAAGAGCCTAAGAGCGGCAAATGCAATACGAATGACAAAGATAAACCTCAATAAATTAAAACAATTAGACGATGAGAGAAAACAAAGAACTCAAAATCACAACCGCGAATTATGAGGCTGTTTATGCAATGGCCGATGACAACACGCGCAAAATTCTCGCCACACTCGTTGGCGATAACGACACAACTGCAACGCCGGCTCGACCGGCACCCAGTCTATCCGACTACACCACCATACGCTCCTATGAGGACGCTTGTGAGGCTCTTGGAATAGAGCCAATCCTTAACAAATCACTACTCGTGCGTGATGGAGAAGGTATAGCAGACCTATTCACTCTCCCCAAGCATATAGTCGCACAGATGAAGTTAGAAATTATTTGCAAAGCTCTTTGGGGTGGAGAGAACAAATGCCAGCCTACCGCTGACGGGAGCAAAGTATGGTGGTACTCGGTACTTGCACTCTGGACACCCTCAGAGATAGCAGGCATGGAAGATGAGCAGCGCAAAGCCCTCCTGTCTGCCTCTGCGAGCTTTGGCGCGATTGCGGGTTTCGGTTGTCTGTCTGCGTATGATCGTGGCTCGTGGGCGGCTGCGGATGGGGCGTTCCGCTTGTGCCTTGACACCGAGGAAAAGGCAGAATACTTTGGCAAGCAATTCGTGGAGCTGTGGGCTGAAGCCTATGCCTACAATTTCACGGTAGGCGGTCATCTTGAATAACTGCAACCAACAATCCCAAAATACATATGGATATGCAAGATGTAATGTTTCCCAACGACCCGGTCGAAGCTCGTGAGCAAATGCTACGGGATAACTGCGACCAAATAGAGCCGCGTAGTTTTACGCGCTCTTTCTCCCAAGATGAGGTGAATGACCGCCGCGCCGAATTGGAGCAGGTATCAATCCAAATCACTGAGCTTGAAGATGAACTCGCCCAAGTCCGCGCCGACATAAAAGGGCGTATCAAGCCTTTGCTTGAACGCCGCGGCAAGATACTCGATGAGTTGAAAGCTCGTGGCGAGTGGGTAACGGCCGACACATTCAAATTTGTAGATGTGGACGAGGGCAAGACTGCCTACTACTCCGCTGAGGGTTACAAGATTGAAGAACGTGCCATGACACCACAAGAACAACAGCGCAACATCATTCAAGCCACGCGCTTTTTCAATCGCACCGGCACTGATGACTAAGTAATAATCACCCATAATTCAAACCACAATGGAAGATAACAACAAAATCAATCTCACAATCGAAAACTACACAGGCGAAAAGCCTATTGAGGTGGTTTACCGCGAGGGTGTGGCCGGCAAGGTGCTGGACCAGAAAGTCCCGGAAAAAATCGAAATCGCCGGCGTGCTCTCAACTCCGCTTGACTGGCTGGAAAAGCGCGTTGACACAATCAACCAAGCAGAGGCGTTTATTCTCGTTGAGCGCGACAAATACGCAATCACTCTCACAATCAACGAAAGCGACCCCTACAAAAAAGGCACAATAACTGGCTCTGCTGAACTCTCTGAGCTTTTTACAAAATTCGGTATTAACAACCCCAATGCGGGCTGGACACCAGCAAAACTGGGGCAATTCATTCGCCTCAATCGCGCAGCCTTTGAAGATAAAGAGATTTGTATGAAACTTGTATCTGCCCTCAAGAATTTCAAGGCTAACGCACAATCTCAAATTGAAAAGCAGCATGACCCGTCCGGCTCTCGCGCCGAGGTGTACCGCCAGACCGTAGAAAGCAATCTCCCCAAGTCGTTCACCGTTAAAATCCCCATTTTCAAGGGGCCGGAAAAAACCACGTTTGACGTGGAATTTGACCACTACCTCACGGACGGCGAGGTGTTCTTACAGCTTGTTTCTCCGGGTGCAAAGGAACTCACCGACCAATATTGCGATAAGACCATTGACGCGGTGCTTGACAAAATCCGCGGGGTTGCCCCCGACATTGCCATAATCGAAGCATAACGACTGCAACTCCCCTATGGCAAACAAGCGGATTAAATCCCTAATGCCTATTGACACGGGGGAATGGTTAGACAGCCCCCGTGTCAATACTCTCTCTTACGATGTAAGGGGGATATGGCTTACATTGCTTTGCTATATGTGGGATAGCCCCACACGGGGGATTATGGCGCACTCTAACGGAAAGCCCTATACAAAGGGGCAAATCCTACGAGAATTGCAAATAGACCCTATCTCGCTTGAAATTCTCATTGAGAGCGGATTGTTGGCAATAGACAATAACGGAGCTTACCACTCTCCCGAAATGGTGCGCAAGGAGCGCATAAGTAGCGTAAGGCGCAATGCTGGTCGCAAAGGTGGAGAGATAACCAAAGGCAAGGTGTTTGCGGTTATACAAGAAATTACCCCCAATCAGCAAGCCTCCGTGGTTGTAGAGCCACCCCCCGAAAGCAAGCAAGCCACACCAATACCTCAATTATCCAATAATGAGGAAATTCCCGAAATGCCCCCAGAGCTTACGCCCGAACAAAAGGCGAAAGCCGAGAAAAAGAGAAAATATAAATACGCTGAAAATGTAAGCCTTACAAGAGATGAATACGCCAAGTTGTGTGAGGAACACACCGAGCCAGCAGTAAAGCGTATGATAGAAATTCTTGACAACTACAAAGGGCAGAATGGCAAGCGATACAGAAGTGATTATAGAGCTATCCTTAATTGGGTAGTAAACAGATATAACGATGAGCAACTAAGATATGGCACTCGACCCCCAACAATTACGACTACCGCAAAACCAGCAGGCGGCATTGGAGCTTTTGCGCCAAATGCAACAAGAGCGGTACAAATTACAACAGGAACAAGCCCGCAATCTGGTGATGCGCCGGCGAAAGACTATTCTGAAAGGTTTTAAGTATGACCTTACCGACCATGAGGAATACAACGTACACGCCGCTATGGTGCTTGAAATGGGTAACAACTATATGCTACGCGAGTTTTCGCAATTCGTAGTAGATGAGCATAATAAGAACGTGTTGCGTTTCTTGCTCTACTACTTCAACAATTGCCCCCTCGCTGAAACGGTGTTTCCAAATGAGGATTACAAGATTCACAAGAACATACTCTTAATCGGTGAGCCGGGTACGGGTAAGACTATGCTTATGCAAATTTTCGCTGACTATCTCCAAGCGACTCAGAACGACAACCAGTTTCGCAATATCAGTATGACCCAGCTAATGAACTATCAAAAGGTATTCGGGCATATTGACAAGTACACCTACAACGAACTTAAAGGAGCGAGCCGCCAAGAGGCTTATGACGGTGTGGACCCGTATAACATTTGTCTTAATGACTTGGGTATTGCGACCGAGCAGCAAAAGAGTTTTGGTACGCTTTTAACCCAAGTTACCGATGAATTTCTCTTTGCCCGCTATGAGATATATCAGCAGTATGGTAAACGCTATCATATCACAAGCAATCTGACCGTCAAGGAGCTAAAAAAACGCTTTGAGGGGCGTTTGCAAGACCGCTTCAAAGCATTCAACGTGATAGAGCTACACGGAGGTAGCCGCCGGCGTTAATCTTTCTCTCCCTAAAAGTGTGTTCACCGAACAATTACAAAGCAAAATGAAGCATAAATTTAACTACAACTGGACTCTCAGAGACGCTCATTTCAGCAAAGATAAGGGTGTGGTGTTTTCGTGCTTTGCTTGTGGGGGGGGTCAACAATGGGCTATAAATTAGCTGGTTACGATGTAATAGGTTGTAATGAAATTGACCCTCGCGTTATGAGCTTATACGAAACAAATCACCACCCACGCTATCCGTTTCTGGAACCGATACAGACATTCCGAGAGAGGACTGCATACCCGGACGCACTCTATAATCTTGACATTCTGGACGGGTCCCCGCCATGCTCCGCTTTCTCAATGGCAGGCAGCCGAGAGGAGGCATGGGGCGTTGAGAAAAAGTTTCGTGAGGGTCAAGCAACCCAAGTGCTTGATACGCTCTTTTTCGATTTCATAGAGGTTGCGCGAAAGCTCCAGCCCAAAGTTGTAATCGCTGAGAACGTGAAAGGACTCTTACAAGGAGACGCGAAAAAGTATGTGCAACGTATCTATGCCGAGTTTGACGCAGCGGGCTATTATTGCCAACACTGGCTACTGGACGGTCAGGATATGGGCGTACCACAAAGGCGTGAGCGTGTCTTTTTCGTGTGCCTTAGAAAAGACCTCATAGACCATGTGCCAGTGCGATACAATCTTTTTGACGTGGTACCGCACCTTAATCTCGCTTTCAACGAGCCACGCATAACGTGTGAGGACGCAGAACTTGAATTGGGCGATGAGATAACCACCAAATGCTATGTTGAGGACTACGGCCGCTTACAGCGTGGAGAGGAAAAGAAATATCAGCAATGTGCATTAGTGCAAAAAACAGACGTACACCCAACGCTCTTAGCAAGCTATCGTGATAAGGCAAGCCCTATGCCGGCATGGGAGCGCAAATGGCTCTCCAAATCAGACATTTGCAAAGTATCATCTTTCCCTCAAGACTACGATTTCGGCTCACAAAAGCCACACTATATATGCGGAATGAGTGTACCGCCAATAATGATTGCTCAAATCGCTACACAAGTTTATGAACAATGGCTATCAAAAATTAACCAAGTGAAATGAAACGCAAAAAAGTAATATTGACATTGTGCCGAGTATTCCCGGCCACTCATTCCAAAAGAGGGATAAACACCCTGTTTGCGGTCAAGCTCTTTGCCGGCCGCAAAATCCACACCATACGCGCAGATGAGAAAGAGCAATGGGAGAAAAAGATTGCCGACATCAACGAGGGCAAGAAAATCCTTTGTGTGCGTGAATGGACGGGCCGCCCCTACAACTCCGAGCAAGCCGACATAAAACAATTCGTGCAAGTAGGACTGCAAGACATCACAATTACCTACGGGGTTGATGATGAAACGCCTCAAGCATGGGTTGACGGAAAGCCGGTCCCGGTCGAATTACTCGCCAAGAATGACGGCCTCGAACTCTCTGACTTTATAGAGTGGTTTTTTGGTAGCGTACACAAGGGTAACGTGTTCAAAGGTAAGATTATTCATTTCACCGATTTTCGCTATTGATTATGATTGGCTTAATGGTGGGAGATTGCAAATGCTACAATGCCGATTGCGAAAGTGTCATGTGCGATATGCCCGATAACAGCGTGGATTTCATATTGTCAGATATACCCTACGATTTAGACCTTAACGGTGGTGGCGCACATGGGGATTTCTGCACACGCAAGCAGATACAATCGCGTAAGAATAGCTCTCTATATTTCGTGTCGCAAGGTATTGACTACGACAAGATTTTTAGCGAGTTTGAGCGGATTTGCAAGCGCGTGAATATATGTGTGTTTTGCTCTAATAAGCAGATAGGGCGCATAATGACATGGTGGGAGCAGCGAGGCTATGTGGCAACTCTTTTGGTGTGGGATAAGCCTAATCCTATACCATTAGGTAATGGGTGTTACATTAACAATCTGGAATTTATCGTGTATGTGCGCGAGAAAGGCGTTACCTACAACTCCCTCGGTTATGATATGCAACTGAAAACATTTCGCAATCAACCGCCCCAAGCCGCCCAGCGAATACATGAAACAGAAAAGCCCGTGAGCCTACTACAACACCTTTTGTTGCTCCATACGAAAGAGGGCGATATTGTTTTTGATGCTTACGCCGGCTCTTTCTCCACCGCGATAGCCTGCCACAAGGAAAAGCGTAAGTTTATCGGGTGTGAGATACTACAAAAATACTTTGAGCCGGCAATGAAACGCCTCACTGGTGCTGTCGCTCAACAATCCCTTTTCTAACGAAATAACGATTAGTTACTATATGGAAACCAACGTAATAAATGCTACCAAACGCAAGGATATTTTTCTTGTGGACCCGCGTAACATCGTGGTGATGGACGGGTTTAACGTGCGCCGAGATTTTGACTTAGACGAACTCAAAGAGCGAATCAAGGCAAAAGGGGTGCTTAATGCCATTACTGTAATAGCTTTCAAGGATAAGGACGGTTTGGAACGCTACAAGCTGGTGGATGGTGAGCGTCGCTATCGTGCGACTATGCTTGCAATTTCTGAGGGTGCTGATATTCCCTATGTACCGGCCCTCAAAGCTCCGAAAGACGCAACCGTTCAAGACCTCTACATTGAGCAGATGATGAGGAATGAGGGTAAGAGGTTTTCTGAGCTGGAGTGCGCAATCATGTTTCGCCGTTTCAAAGAGGAATTTGGCTTTTCACAGGTGCAAATTGCCGAAACATTCAAGAAATCCCCGGCTTTCATAAGTAAGTGCCTCGCATTGCTCGACCTGCCTCGGTATATGCAAGACAAGATAGCGAGTGGGGAGTTGTCGGCTAAGGCGGCTCGTGAACTTGCAAGTAACTATACCGACCCCTACGACCAAGTGAGAGCCGCCAAAAGTGCGGTGAGGACTGCAAAAGCGGCCGGACGTGCGACCGCTACCAACAAAGAGGTACAACGCTCCCTCAAGGACGCAAAGCAGGGTAAAGCAATCGCAGACGCTCTTAGGTGTGTCGCTGCCTATCTGGACGGTGAGCCGACCGTTGAGGTGGACGCTCTCATTAAGTTGCTCGACAAGCACGGCACTCTATACGCAGCTATGAAAGAATATAAATCATCGCACAAGTAACATGGAACTCAACGAATACCAAAAGGCGGCACTCTCCACCGCTATTTACCCCAACGATAACAATATTAGTTATCTCGCGCTTGCTATTTGTGGCGAAGCCGGAGAGTTAGCCGATAAGGTTAAGAAAGTGATACGCGATAAGAACGGACAATTCTACATTGCCGACCTAAGCGCAATCGCGCTTGAATTGGGCGATATACTCTGGTATGCCGCCAATCTCGCTAAGGTGTTGGGGTATGACCTTTCCGACATTGCACAAATGAACATCGAAAAGATAAACGGCCGTGTTGAACGTGGTACAATCCACGGCACCGGCGATAACCGATAAAGATATGAAACCAATAGAATTTCCAGAACAGAACGCGCTCGCAACAAGCGAGGACGCGAATGTGCAACCGCTACCCTGTCGCATATCTGAGGACGGCACCCAAGTAATCTCTTGTTGGGAGCTTACCGAGGCAGACTTTGAACGCCTCAAGAGAAAGCCGCGGATATATGTATCACAAATGACGTATGGGGGTGCTATCCCACCGCTGTTTCTCACGTCCGACAATAACGACCTATTCACATACAACAAAATTCAACCCGAACAATGACACAAGACATCAAAGGGGTATGTGTCCGCACCAAAAGACCCCACAAGCCTATGCGCCTACCGCGCAAGCTGAAAAAGGACATCATCAAGACATCGGGCCGCGAGGCATACTACGAAATTATGGGCTATATGGCTCTGCAAGTCCTCATGGGAGGCAATCAGTATCTCTCAATCCGCAAGGTTAAATAAAATAATACAACGAAATGAAACTCTTATTTTTCGACTTAGAAACCACTGGAACGCTGGTAAACAAGCACGGAATACACCAAATTTCCGGGGCCGTTGTGATAGACGGCGAAATCAAGGAGAAATTCAATCTCCACGTTCAGCCTACCCCCCAAGCTCTCATTGAGCCGGCCGCCTTAGAGGTAGCTGATGTTACTGAGGCTCAAATCAAGGCTTACCCGCCTATGGGCGAAATCTACAAGCAATTTGTGGATATGCTCTCAAAGTACGTTGACCGCTACAATAAGAAAGACAAGTTTTTTCTTGTGGGCTACAACAACGCCTCTTTCGACAATCAATTTCTCCGCGCATGGTTTATCCAGAACGGGGATAAATTCTTTGGCTCATGGTTCTGGGCTAACTGCATTGACGTGATGGTTATGGCAACCCCCTATCTCGCCGACCGCCGCGCTGAAATGGAGAATTTCAAACAAGGCACCGTAGCCAAGACCCTCGGCATTGCTATTGATGAAAGCAAGCTCCATGACGCTCTCTACGACATCGAGGTTTGCAAGGCAATCTATGACATCGTTTGCGCCCGCTACTAAGGTATGATACACATTGGCATTGATACCGGCACCCACACAGGCATTGCCGTGTGGGATAGCCGGGGCCAGTGTTTCCGAGCCATTGAGGATATGGCAATCCACAAGGCTATGGAAATGGTGGCTCACTACAAAGAGATAGCCGACCAAGAGGGGGTAAGGCTTTATGTGCGTGTCGAGGACCCGCGACAAAGAACGTGGTTTGGCACTGAGCGAATGAGCCGCGAGGAAGAACGAAAGAGACTGCAAGGCGTTGGCTCTGTCAAGCGGGACGCTTCAATCTGGGAGGGCTTTCTCTCTGATTTGGGCGTTTGGTTTGAAATGGTAGCTCCCAAGCGCAATGTTACCAAGATTTCACACGAAAGTTTTGTAAACATCACCAAGTGGAAAGGACGCACGAATGAGCATAAACGTGACGCTGCTATGTTGGTTTTTGGGAGATAGTAAATTTTGTCGCCTAAAATGTGTTTAATAAACACATTATTTTGTATCTTTGCACTATTAACCGAGTTAATTTTTATCGTATGGATATGGCAACTCTCCATATTGGAGATTACATCATGTATGCTTGCGCCGCTGGAGGTGTTATGGTGGCTTTGGTAGGTTTGTGGCTGTTAGGCGGCCGCGAATGGATAGGCGAAAAGGTGGCAAATCTCTTGCCCCACGATACGCTCTCTAAGGGCGATAAAGCGCATATATACCTCAATGGTCGCTATAATCGCACCGCCACACTCACAAGAGTTGTGGCAGACGCGGTGTATATCTACGACAACAAGGTTAAGTTACCGCTTGACTATCGCGCCCGCTTTTATGGCATAGGCGTTGATAGCAACGATGGTAGCCGGCTTATCTATCTTTCCAATCGTGGCTATTACCGCCTTATCCGGGTGGCTGAACTGATACGCAAGGTGTTTAATCTGGTTGAGGACGAAAGCAACCTCAATCCCGATTATGCCGATGATGAGCAACTTTTAACCGAGGTGGCCGAGGAGGGCGCAGAGGAAGATGAAAAGTGAGCCTATGAAATACCGCAAGGCTGCTGACTTGCACCCTCTGCCTAACAATCCACGCACTATCGACAAAGCAGGGCTGGACCGTGTTGTTGATTCTATCAAGCTCAATGGGTTTTGGGAACACCGACCTATGGCGTTAGAGGAACAGGACGGCCGCCTTGTTGTTCTGGACGGGAACCAACGCCTCAAGGCTGTAAAGCGACTTAAAATTAAAGAGGTCCCGACCGTGCTTTATTCCGAGCTTTCGGACGATGAGCGCAACGACCTTATCCTACGCTCCAACATCAACAACGGAGAGTGGGATTTTGGCGCATTACAGACTGACCCCGCTTTTGGCGATGTTGATTTTGGCTTTATCGGGCTGGACTTTCCGAAAGAGAAAGGCAAGAAAGCCAGTGCCAATACTGCAACCGCTGCTCCATTTGACAATTCCGATGATGAGGACGGGACCGATGACAACGATAATGAGCCGGGCGATGATGACAATTCCGATGACAAAGAGGCTTTCTATCGCTCCATGCTGAAAGATGTGCTGTATGAGAGCGACAACATCTATGAGATTCCCAACTTATTGCTGGAAATGCAAGCCGGCAAGGTTGAGTTGCCATTGACCCCGTGGGGCGCAAATAGCCGCCTCCGCAAAGATGTAGCCACTTACCATTTCTATGTAGATGACTACCGATTTGAGGCGTTGTTTAAAGACCCAATAAAATTGCTCACAAGCGGTTGCAAAGCCGTGGTTGAGCCTAATTGTAGTTGTCACGACCAAACGCCAATCGCGTATGGCATAAGCCTTATCTACAAAAAGCGGTGGCTTTGTCGCTATTTGCAAGAGTGTGGCATTAAGGTTTACGCCGACCTCAATGTAGCCCACAAGTTTATCGAATACAACAAAATGGGTATTCCGAAAGGTTACAACGCCTTTTTCACTCGTGGACTTGACGGGTGGCTTGAAAGCCTCAAGAGCGATTTACAGGTGGCGCAAGAGATAAGCGGGCTTGAACGGCCTAATCTTGTTGTCTATGGTGGTGGCGATGAGATTAAAGAGTTTTGCCGCCAACACGGACTGGTTTACATTCACGACTTTATCAACTCCAAAAAGAAATAGCTATGGGAAGAAATAGTGGTGGTGTCCGTGGTGGCGGTGGCTCATTCTCGCAGGCTCAAATTGAAAATGCGTTAAGCGACTATGTAAACGGCTATTCCTCTGAAATCAACGGCTGGCTACGCTCACCAAGCGACTATACGCTATCGCCGGCCAATAGAGCCAACATAAAGGTGCTGGATTCGATATTGACTGCACCCGTTACCAATGACGTGTTGTATCGTAAAACCGAGGCGAAGTCTATATTTGGCTATCTAAGCCAATCCGACTACGATAAACTCTATATGCACGTTGTAGAGGGCGCAGGCGGTGGCGATATGAGAAAATTAATTGCTAAGGCAACAGGACGTACATTTACCGAAAAGGGCTTTATGAGTACATCAAAAAGCGCGTCCATTGCTGAGGATTTAGACTTTGCGATAAAACCGATTATGCTTAGGATAAGTCCGGGCAAAAAAGCAAGAGGAATGGATTTAGACAAACATTCTATCGGCGAGGAAGAAGTTTTGTTGAAACGCAATACCAGATACAAAGTTAAGTCTGTCTATGGTAAGCGCGGCTCAATATATGTAGATGTTGATATTGTATAATCTGTAAAGCATAATAATATGGGTAGAAACTCCGGCTCCAATCGCGGCACAAAAGACGGTGGCGGCGATTACAAGGGCAAAATTACCAATGTCGGCTCTCTCGTGGAAATGACAGACCCGCAGATGTATAAGGCAACCAAACAAGCCATATCACGCTATCACGCTGTTTTGGGTGTTAGACAAAGAGAGGTTAAGCTGGCAGACTTTCCGGGTGCCTATGGTGTTCATGTTACCGCTGGTGGCGCGTCTAAGGCTGTTTATCTCAATCGCACACATTTCAATCAAGGCGCAAAGGCCGTTGGTAGGGCGCACTCTGACAATTATACAAGCGGTTGGAGTACGCGCACCAATAAACCCGTGGCTCACACCGTTACACATGAGCTTGCACACGCTACATGGAACGAACATCTAAGCGGTGCCAATCAAAGAGCAGCCGGCAAGGAAATCCGCTCTCTTTACCGCTCGTGGATGCGAGATAAAAAGAAAACGGGCTATGGCAAATATGCTCGTACCAATGTGAGCGAGTTTTGGGCTGAAACTGTTACTAAGGCAGTACACGGTAAATCCGACAAGTACACTCGCCGCGTTAAAGCTATATGCAAGAAATATAAACTCTAACTACATACAACAAGAAAATGAAAAGAATTGAATTTACAACCGAGGAAAAGGCTGTTATCCAGCAGCAACTCAACGGCGAGATTGAGGTGTGGAGTGCTACCGATGAGCAGCAGAAACACCTATCAAGCGTGATTGATAAAGCTGAGGCTCGTCTTGATGAGTACCCCGATGATTACGACTTTGGCGATGACCTTGTAGCGTGGATATGGCGTGAATACCAAGCACAGGAGGCTAACGCCTAACTACACGTTCACCGAGTAAATGAGCCGGGCAGTTTAACGGCTGTCCGGTTTCTTTTGCAGTTTATGTGTGTTTGACAAACACGGGAATTAAAAACAACGGAATTACAACAAATGGCACTCTTTGAAAAAGGAAATAAGAAAGGCAATCGCTTTACGTCCGAGAACCAGCCCAAGAGAAAGGGGCGTGGCAAGCTCTCCGTGCTTAATTACATACGTCAGACCACCGGCAAGAAAGTTGACCCCCAGAGCAGCAAAGAGGAAATTCTAAAAGTTATCCAACATATCTACGAAAGCTCACCCGCAGAGCTGGAGCCACTGTTGAAAGACCCCACGGACCCGCACAAGCCCAATCCCAACACTCCGATGTGGGTATTGAGCATTATATCGGCTATCAACACCGATATGCGCTACGGGCGCACGTCCACAATCGAAATGCTCTTTGACCGAGTATTCGGCAAGGCAACGCAGACCATTGAGGGGGAAATCAATGCGCAGGTTACAAATACGGTGGATTTGTCGGTACTATCCACCGATGAGCTTATACAATACAATGCACTCTTAGACAAAATCAAGGCAGGCAACAATGGCGCGAACTAAGACACTATCCATGCCTTTGTCGCTTGCAGTCAAAGTTGAATTGTTCAAGCGCGGTTGTTTTGACTTTATCACTTGTCGAGATGGCAAAAGGCACGAAAAGCAAGGGCAAGCTCTCCAGATACTAACCGACAACGAACACGTTGAGGTGCTGTATGGTGGAGCCGCCGGCGGTGCTAAGTCGTGGACGGGTGCCGCGTGGTTGCTTTTTATGTGTCTTGCTTATCCGGGTACGAAATGGTTTATCGGTCGAGCCGAGTTAAAGCGTATCACACAATCAACCTATATCACGTTCAAAAAAGTTTGCGCGATGTATGGTTGCACCGATGACCTTTTCACTTTCAACGGACAGCTCAATTACATTCAGTTTTTCAATGGCTCACGCATTGACTTTCTGGACTTGCAATATAAACCCTCTGACCCTCTATATGAACGCTACGGCTCTATTGAGTTTACCGGCGGTTGGATTGAAGAGGGTGGAGAGGTGAACTTTGGAGCATACGACACACTTAAAACCCGTGTCGGCCGCCACATGAATTTGGAGTATGGGTTAATGCGAAAAATCTTTATCACTTGCAATCCCAAAAAGAACTGGATGTATGATATTTTCTACAAGCCCTATAAGACCAATCAGCTTGAGGCGTATCGCTACTATATCGCTTGTTTGGTGCAAGAAAATCCATACATAGACCCCGGCTATATAGAGGGCTTACGCAGCACAAGCGACAAGGTTAAATTTGAGCGACTATTTAAGGGTAATTGGGATTACGATGATAACCCCAACGCCCTTTGCTCGTATGATGACATTTGCGCGATATTCGGCAACAAGCTCTCTATCCGCACGGGCAAGTATTACATAACGGGCGATATTGCGCGTTTCGGTGCCGACTGTGCGCGTTTGGCTGTGTGGGATGGCTATCATATCATAGACAAGATTTGTATGCCACAGAGCAAGCTAACGGATATTCAGCTATGGATAACAACCAAGCAGCGCAAGTATCGTGTACCTAATCACCGTTGCATTGTTGATGAGGACGGCGTGGGCGGTGGCGTGGTAGATAATTGCGACATTAACGGCTTTGTTAATGGCTCTATCGCTTTCAATGGCGAGAACTACCGAAACCTACAAACGCAATGTGGCTACAAGCTGGCTGAACATATTAACGCCAATGAGGTAGGCATTGATGAGGACTTAGTGAGTCAAGGGGAACGTGAGCAGATTATCCGAGAGCTTGAACAACTGCAAACGTGGAAAGGCGATAGCGATGGCAAGCTCCAATTAAAGCCCAAAGAGGAAATCAAGCTCGATATTGGTTGCTCCCCGGACTGGCGCGATATGTTTCTAATGCGCTGTTGGTTTGACTACAACGAAATAGAGATACCCGATAACATAGAACAAATATTAAACCCCCAATAATATGAGTATCATTCAATCAATCACGAACAATATTAAAGCCGCTGTTGGCTATCAACAGAGCTTTGATGAATTGCTTACGTCAAAAGATGTAACGCGAGCCGTGGCAATGATGACCTCACACTCCGAAAAGGCTTTGCGCCACTTGAAAGAGTATGAGGTAAGTACCCACAAGGTAATGGAGCGTGAGGATAGGGCCGTTTACGATAAAAAGGGCAAATTCTTACGTTGGAGCAAGCGCAACAAAATTCCTATCCCCTACCAAAAATTTATCAACGAAATTGCGTTGGTGTTTCTCTACGGCCGCCCTGTAAAGTGGACACAACAATCTGACAGCACCGATTACTCATACAACTACTACAAAGAGTTGATGAGCGAAATTCGCTTTGATAGTGCCGTGCGTGAAGCCAAGCGCACCGCTGGCGCGGAGGGTGTGTCGGCTATTCTTTACCACGTTTACCGAGAGGAAGCCACCCAAACGCCTAAGCTCTTGCTTAACGTATTGAGCAAGAAAAACGGTGATGACATTTACACTATCAAAGACCAATACAAGCGTCTTAGGGCGTTTGCGTGGGGCTACTATCTCACTGAGCAGGGCAATCGCACTATTCACCATATCGACATTTACACGGCCGACACAATCTATCTGTGTAAGCGTGGGACTGTCGGCTGGGACGTGGACGCACGACCTAATCCAATAGGCAAAATCCCCGTATTGCTTTTTGAGCAGGAGCCAGAACACGCCGATGTGCAACCGCTCATTGAAAAGATTGAGAACTCCGAAAGCGTGGAGGCCGATGTTATCGACCGCTTTGCTAATCCTACAATGGTTGCAACGTCCGAAATTCTCAACTCCTTACCTAAGCAAGAGGAAGAGGCAAAGTTGCTTATTCTCAAAAATGGCGGCAACGTGTCTTACCTAACATGGAACGAGGCAAGCGAGAGCAAGCGCAACCAGTTTGAGCGCATGGATAAGCACATTCTTTCCAAGTCGTTCACTCCCAATATTGATTTTGACAACATGAAAAGCCTCGGCAATCTGTCGGCTAAGGCTATTCGCAAAGTAATGTTGTTGGCCGTTATCAAGGCAGAACGCCACAAGGACAAACACGATGGCTATATGAGCCGACACGCCTCGCTTATGAAAGCGATAATGGGTAACGTGTTGGACTATGCGCACCGTGCCGAACATGAAGCCCTCAAGTTAGGGCATGAATTTCAAGAGCCGTTTGGCGATGACGTGAGCGAGTTGCTTGCTGATTGCTCCAAGCAATACAATGACGGCGCAATGAGCCGAGAAACCTATGTGGAGCTTTCCTACTTAATCAAGGACGCGCAAGCCGAGATAGCGCGTATCAAAGCCGAGCAGCAAGAAAATTTGAAGCAGCAAATGGCTTTACAAAGAATGGACGCTTTTGAACCAACTGACTAATGGAACACCTATGACTAAAATTAAATTAGTATCTGGCACACGCGGCATCTACTCTTTCTTTTGCCCCGGCTGCGGCAAGTATCACACTATTAACACAAAGGACGAGGGCTATAAGCAACCTATATGGGACTTTAACGGGGACGTGGATAAACCAACATTCACGCCCTCTTTGGCTGTCCTATCGGTAACAAACATTGCAAATGAGTATAGGGAAATGCGTTGTCACTCATTTATCCGAGATGGCAAAATTCAATACTTATCTGATTGCGACCATGCTCTTGCTGGGCAAACTATTGACATGATAGATGAATAACTATGGCTAAGAAAGCACTGAAAGCAGAGCGGCCCGCCTACACCTGTAAGGACTGCAAACACTCGACAGACTGGCACAACAAAGGGGCTGACGGCAACATGATATTTTGCCGGTGCCAATTCCAGAAATATTGCAAATTTCTCAAATACGATTATTGCGACCATTTTCAAAAGCGATGAATATAACAACAAAATTCGATGTGGGGCAACGTGTATGGATAATGCACGATAATGAGCCTCAAGAGTGGATAGTTGAGGTTATCCACTTAGGCGATGTAGAAGGTAATCACCGACCAATGCCGACTTATGACCTACGCACTACCGACCCACAGCCCCTCCGTGGAGTATTCCATGAGAAAAATGTATGGGAGAATAAGATTAAGGCGACTAAACGAGAGTTATGCCTATCATTCTTAACTGATAAAGACTAATGGCAAAGCGAAAATACATAGACTACAAAAAGCAGCAAGCCGAGCTATTCAAGCGCACTGAAAGCTATGCCGCCAATGTGGGCGCGGCTTATCGTTCTGCGTTGACCGAAATAATTAACTTGGTAAAAGGCACCGAACTTGAGGCAGGCAAACCGTTTTCATTTGCTGAGTATGGCTATTCTGATGAGGTTACGCCAATACTCCGCTCTATGTATTCTCGCGTGTACCAGATTATCCGTGGGGGCGTAGAAAAAGAATGGCTCAATGCCAACGAGCATAACGATGGACTTGTTAAGGCTATTTTTGGCGAACACTCAATAGAGGATAACCACTTTGCCCGATTCTTTCAACGCAACATGGACGCAATGAACGCCTTTTTTGCGCGTAAGACCGGCACGGGGCTTAATCTCTCGCAAAAGGTATGGAAATACACGGGCATTTACAAAGATGAGTTAGAGGACGCTTTGGATTTGGCTATTGGAGAGGGAACACCGGCCAACCGACTTGCAACGCAAATTCAAAAGTATCTCAACGACCCCGACCGCTTTTATAGGCGTTTCCGTGTCAAGATTGGCGAGAATGAGGACGGCACACCCAAATATGGGCGTATCTGGAAAAGGCGCGTCTATGACGCTGAAAGCGAGTCCTACAAGTGGATTGATGATGACCCTCGCAAATACCACCCCGGCCGGGGTGTATATCGTAGCTCTTACCGCAACGCTCAACGACTGGCGCGAACTGAAACCAACATAGCTTATCGCACGGCCGACTATGAGCGTTGGCAACAAATGCCTTTTGTTATCGGCATTGAAATCAAGTTGAGCAATAACCACCCGGAGCCGGATATTTGTGATGACCTCAAAGGTATCTATCCCAAAAATTTCAAGTGGACGGGCTGGCACCCTAATTGCCGGTGTTATCAAGAGCCGGTGTTGTCAAGCCCTGCCGAGCTTGATAAGATGTTGGATAATATTCTTGATGGGGCCGACCCCGCAAGCGTGGATTGCGCTGGAGAGGTAACGGCACCGCCGCCAACATTCAAGGCGTGGGTTAAGGACAATGAGGAACGCATGGAGAAAGCAGTGGCCGCCGGCACATTACCCTACTTTGTCAAGGATAACCAAAGCACCATTCAAAAGATACTCCACGGACTGACCCCGGAACAGCAGGCGGCAAGGACTATGGGGGATTTACTTGATGACCCTATGGGCTTGCTTGCTCAACACGGCATGGATAGCCTCAAGCAACTTTACTCCGCTGTGCAATCAAAGTTGGGGCAAATGCTCAATGGCTCACTTGAACACCAAGCCGACACCCTCAAGTTTGAAATAGATTGGGTTACTAAACAAAAGAAATACCCAACGTGGGAGGGCGCAGCTAATGCCTATAAAAAGGCTCTGAATAAAGTTGAACTACAAATGCGCCTAGAGCGCATGGCGGCCGACATTCAAGGCGTGGAGGCTTTTGTTGCGTCTAATAGCGTGGATAAGGTCAATGCTCTCTTTCCACAACTGAAAGCAGCCTATGACGCTGGCGATGTAGATACGGCCCTGCGATTATTGAGCGAGGCTCAAAAGGCTATCGAGGAATATAAAGCCGAATTAATGAAACAAGGCTTGAATAGTACCACCAAACTTGAAAAGTATTGCGACAAACACCGCACCTTTGATAGCAAGGTTAAGAGCGATAAAACTTTTGTGCCATTCCAAGATAGAATGATTACCGATAGCTCCCCGGCATGGCAAGCAGCCACGGACGAGGCAAAGAAAGCCGTGAGTGCCTACACAAACGGTACCTATGACACAATCAACCGCTCCTACTGGCAGCACAAGCGCACACACGCAGACGGTACGCTTATGGATAGTATTCTTGACGGTTGCGCACTCTCAAAGGACACAGTGCTTAGGCGTGGGTGTGATATGGCAGAAATGGGGTCTATTTTTGGCGATGAATTTTTGCGCATGGTAAGAGCCTGTGATATTGACGGCCTTAATGCAGTCGCTGGTTGTCGAGGTATCAACGAGGGCTTCATTTCAACCTCTTTCGATATGAGCGGTGGTTTCTGGAAAAGCGTAGATTTGCGTATCTATGCGCCAAAAGGCACACAAGCCCTCTACGCTAAACCCATTTCCGGGTATGGCGATAGGCACGGCGCAGGCTGGGACGGGTCCACCGCAAGCAGAATATTTGACAAAGGGCGAGAGAATGAGGTTATCGTTCATCGAGGTTATGAGTATCGCTTTATCAAGGCTGAGGCAGGGGGCAAAGAGGGCAGCTCAATAACTATCTATGTTGAGTTATTGAGCCGCGATAAGAGATTGGTTAAGTGATAGGGCTTAGAGCGCGAAATACATTGCTTGAAAGTCTATATCATCGCGTTTCATCTTTTGGAGCTTGTCGAAGATTGCGAGTTTGTAAACCTCCTCCGCTTTCTCCGCCTTATTGGCAAGCTCTTTGGGGCGCGTCCGTTTCCAAGTGTCGTACCACCATTCAAAACCGCGTACAACTGAATACTCCGCGTCCCAAATTTGGAATTTGAGGTATTCGTTAGCCCACTCCGATTGCTCCACACTATCGGGGTTGTAGGGGTTTTTCTCACCGCCTTTGTAGAGCTTGCAAAGGCTCTTTACCATTTCAATTATATTGCTTTGTGCCATAGTTATTATAATTTTATTACGATGAACGGGCCGCGCAAGATGTAGATATTTCCATTGTCATCACATTGCCAAGTATGCCCTTTGCTGACGGTCTTGTTGAGAACTGGCACGAGTGCTTTTGCCACCTCTCGTTTATCCAAAGCCTCGAAGAATTTGCGTCTATCAAAATTCATAATCCGTAGAATAAGCGGATAACACTTTGCATTGATTGGGGTAAATAACTCAATGCCTTTTCTCCGATATGCCACGGAATACCCCACCGAGCCTCCGCAAGAGAGCCGACAATGGCCGCGATTGTGTCGCTATCGCCACCCCATGCCACAGCTTTTCTTATTGCCTCTTCAAAAGAATTACTCTGATAGAATATTTTGAACGCCAACGGGACCGTACCCATGCACGTTTCATCAAATTTACCCCGCGTAAATTCTTGTAAGTCGGGATAATATGAATCGACAATATCAATAAAGCCGGTCATGTCATCAAACAAGCGCAGGTGGTTGATAGCGTGAGCCACCGCTACCGCTCCCTTAATACCCTCCGGGTGATTGTGTGTCGGCAATGCAGTCTTTTCGGCCTCGTCCAACACATCAACGAGATTGTCGAAAGCCCATGCCACCGGGCTAACTCTCATCGCGGACCCGTTGCCATAGCTATTGTAGGGTTGGGGATTGCTGGAGGCTACCCATTGACCGAAACGGCCGCCATAACCGCCCATAGGGTTAGGGTATGACTGACACCAACGCAATAGGCTCTCTTGATAGCTACATTTGCGCAATATCGCGTCCGCAATAGCCACGGTGCATATTGTATCATCTGTAAAGCTACAAGCCTTATGGAATAGCTCAAAATCGCTCCTATGCGTATTGTTGAACTCAAAGCGTGAGCCAACTATATCTCCTACGATTGCGCCTAACATATTATTCGTTTTATAAAGTTATATACCCCCTATCTAAGCACCATACGCAAAGAGAATAAAGTGCGTCTATAAGCTCATTAGCGGAATAATCAACAATTACATCATCATCTTTATCATAATCCAGATATTGAGCAACCCACTTATGGCCGGCAAGCTCAAAATATAGGTTTAGATAAAGTTCCGCGTTAGCAAATGATTTCTGTGTAGGCACAAGTGCAAGCAACTCGGTGAGAGTAAAACAAGGCTCTCCCAAAAACGTACTTGCTTCGGAGGCTTTTACACCTCTCACCATAAGATTTAGTGATTGTTCAAGGGTGAGTCTGGTTTTCATTTCTCTTTCCTCTATTGGTTGGTGTTGTGGTTAAATCTCTTTTTCGGATTGTCGCAAGTGAACCGGTGTAAGTATTTGACTTGCTAAACCAATTCCAGAGTGAGCCTAAACCAATACCCACTATCTCCGTGGGTAGAGTGTTGTATATGGCTTTTGCGCTCCCAAAATAGTAGTTACGCCGGCCGTTGTATGGCTCTTTAAGCTCAACGTGGATTACTTTACGCGCCTTTGTCATTGTAAACCGAAACAGCGTTTTATTAAAACGGTGATTGCATACTCTAATGTTGGACAGCTACAACTCATGCCTACCCCATAGATAGGGTTGCAATCGGCAAACCAATCGCCATTTTCATACTGGGATATTCTGCCTAAATTATCATAGCCAATAGATATTACATAGGCATCACCATCATTCCGAACACTTACGCTGGGGTTATCCTCCCACGGGCGTAATTTTATGGATAGTTTTTGTGTCGTGCTTTCTATTTGGGCGAGTATCAAATTTGTATCTCTCATCGTTAGTTGTGTTTATTGAACGCAAATATATGAATTATATTTAATATAACAAACTATTTTTGCACTTTTCTTTTATTGGTCTTGTTGTTTTGTGGTGCTAACAAGGTTTTGAGGCGTGTTGTTTCCTCTCTAAGCCTTTTGTTCTCTCGTTGGAGCTTGTCTATTTGCTCCGGGTAGGACAGCGGGGCTTTGCAAGTGCATTGCGATAAATCGCCACTTACCGCCACCGCCATACACCCCGGAATGAGGACACGCCCAACATCGGGGACGTTTATGTAATGGCACTTATCGCTCATCTACTCCCATTGCTCGTTTTACATCTGGGCGTTTAGCGTATTCTTGTTGCCGCTGTCGGCAATCATTGACACTATCTAAAAATTCATCACTCATTGGAATGTCGTATTCCAAACACTCATCGAAGATTATCAAATCCTCGTGGCAGTTGGTGCAAATGCCGTTATACATCTTGCACCCGCAATCCGGACAGTAACTCATTTTATTATATTTACTTGGTTAATGATTACCCACGCACCGCCTAAGCAGAACGCCACCTGTGCGGCCTCAAGCTCTTTTGCAGTCAATTCCTCGCGGCTGTAATTGAGCATTTCGTGTGCGGCGGCATTTAGTCGCTTTATCGTTTCGGGGTTGGCTTTGGCAAAGCCACTAATCATTTTGGTTATCTCTTTTGCTTTTTTCATTAACAAGTTTTGTTAATTCTTTTGATAAAATCAAATACTCATCGCGCCCCAAGATAGTACGACAAAGTTTATCGCCTAACTTGTAGTCGCACCAAGTACATTCGCATTTCTCGCAACGTGTGGCGGGGTTATCAGATAGAGTGGCAATATATACCTCTCCGTCTATTATCAATCCATTTATTTTCCTTTGTTCCATTAGTAATAAAGCTCTATTGGTTTGCGTAGGTCTATTGAGCAACCTTTGAGCATGGAGTTGAGCGCGTCACCGAGCCGCGAGAAATTGCCATAGACAAATTGCGGCGGCTGTGCCGGCATATCCGGGTGCCTTAAATCTCCATACTCTGAGGGTATGTCGCTAAGGCTCTCAAAGTTTTCATAGAGCATTGCCGGCTTTTTGTCGGTGGGGCAATAATCCATAAACAAAGCCCAAATGTTTCTCCCCGTTCTGGGGCAAATCCTTGACACGGCAAAATTGAAAAAGGGTGTGGCATTGCCGACAAAGGTTTGTGTGAGGTCTTCACAAGTGAAGTCGGTATATCCAAGCGGTTTAAGTTTCTCATTGAAAAAAGCCACACATCGCTCCTTGAACGCTTCGAATTGATGGTTAATACTCATAACTTACTCCTTTCTCTCGACACGGGCAATCTGGGTCATGGGAGATACCTGCATAGCCTCTTGAATAATCTTTGAGTGCAACGCTCCGCTCATACATTATGTAACGGTGTCCTTTGTATGAAAATTCAGTAATATGGGCCGCAATATCTGCGTCTTTTTGTTCTTGTGTGGGCTTGTCACACCCTGTAAGTATTAGGGCGCAAAGTGTTGAAATTAGTAACTTTTTCATCTTTCGGAGTAGTTTTTACACGGACGCTTGCGAGCTGTTATCCGCTTTTGGAGTTTGTAACAATACATTGTAGTGGTTATATTGTCGTAATATACGCATTGGGAGCAATGCGGTGAACGCTCTTGATAATGCCTACACGTTTCAATGAGGCGTTTGTCGCAAGCATAGAATTTGGGGGCAGTTGGTTGTAAGCACATACCCTCACAATAATGCACACATCGCAAAGGGAGTCGTTTTGGGTT